CCTAACATTAGAAGAGATCAAGGAAAGACTTAAGAGATGGGATGAGATAACATTAGTTGAAGAACTAGCGTTAAGGTCTGAGGATATAGTAGAAAGATTTGACGATATAATAGAAGACCAAGCAGACAGATTACAAAACTTAGTTAACTGGGAAGAATAAAATATATGGATTACTATCAACAGTTTATTGCAAAGAGTCGTTACAGCAGGTTCCTACCTGAGAAGAATCGCCGTGAACACTGGGAAGAATCAGTAGACCGATACTTTACCTTTATGTTTAATCACTTGGAAGAGAAGTACAAGTTCTCTCCTAACAATGACCTACGCCTAGAACTTATCAGTGCAGTCAAGAACCTGGATGTTATGCCATCCATGAGGGCTATCATGACCGCAGGCAAGGCCCTAGACCGTGACAACACTGCTGGTTATAACTGCAGCTACCTGCCTATCGATGACCCTAAAGCATTCGATGAGGCTATGTACATTCTCCTGTGTGGTACAGGTGTAGGCTTTTCTGTGGAGCATAAATATGTCGATCAATTACCTGAAGTCCCGGATCAGTTGTTTGATTCTCAGACTACTATTTCGGTTGCGGATTCAAAAGAAGGATGGGCCAAAGCACTACGCCAACTCATCGCTTTACTATATTCTGGGGAAGTTGCAAAATACGATCTTAATAGAATTCGACCTGCAGGAGCCAGACTCAAAACTTTTGGAGGACGTGCCTCTGGTCCCGGACCTTTGGATGAGCTTTTTAAGTTCACTATCGCCAAGTTCAGAGGAGCAGTGGGTAGAAAACTTACATCAATCGAATGTCATGATCTTCTCTGTAAAATCGGGGAAGTTGTTGTTGTCGGTGGAGTACGAAGGAGTGCAATGATCAGTCTGTCTGATCTCGAAGATGACCGTATGAGGAGCGCAAAGAGTGGAAACTGGTGGGAACAAACAGGACATAGAGCACTTGCTAACAACAGCGCAGCTTACATTAATAAGCCAGATATTGGACAGTTTCTCCAAGAATGGACAAGCCTTTACAACAGTCACTCTGGAGAGCGAGGAATCTTCTCACGAGAGGCAAGTCAAAGTCAAGCTGCAAAGAACGGCAGACGTAATCAGGATTATGACTTCGGAACTAATCCCTGTAGCGAAATCATACTACGACCCTATCAGTTCTGTAACCTCACAGAAGTCGTTGTACGGGCCGAGGATACCGTTGCAGACTTGGCTAACAAAGTACGCATCGCCACAATCTTAGGCACGTTCCAGAGCACTCTGACACACTTCCCATATCTTCGTAAGATTTGGCAGAAGAACACTGAGGAGGAGCGTCTCTTAGGTGTATCATTAACTGGTATCTTAGATAATCCTTGGATGGGGAGGGTCTGTGAAAGCACTACGCAATCTCTTGAATACTTACGTGATGTCTCCATTACTACCAACAATGAGTTTGCAACACGCTTGGGAATTCCTGTGTCTGCTGCGATTACTTGTGTCAAACCTAGCGGCACTGTGTCTCAACTTGTTAATTCTGCCTCTGGTATTCATACTAGACATAGTGAGTATTATGTTCGCCGTGTTCGTGGTGACAAGAAAGATCCACTGACTAAGTTCCTCACAGACTCAGGTATTCCTACAGAGGACTGTGTCATGAGACCTGATAGCACTGCTGTGTTTTCTTTCCCAGTGAAAGCACCAGAGTCTTCTCGTACTCGTGATGATCTGACAGCTATGCAGCACCTTGATCTGTGGCTGATGTACCAGCGTCACTGGTGTGAGCACAAGCCTTCAGTGACTATCTCTGTTAAGGAAGATGAGTGGATGGACGTAGGAGCTTGGGTGTGGAGGAACTTCGATGAGCTTAGTGGTATCTCATTCCTGCCTTGGGATGGAGGCTCTTATCGACAAGCACCTTACGAGGAGTGTACTAAAGAGCAGTACGAAGAGCTTCTATCTAAGATGCCTACAGATATCTTGTGGGATAACCTCAAGGAAGAAGATGATAATGTCGAAGGCGCACAGACATTAGCGTGTGTCGCAGGTCACTGTGAGATTTGATATGAATATAGACCTATGTATTATATCTGGACTGATGTTTGGTTTTGAGTATGTCGAAGTTGTAGATGATGAAGAACGATATATTGTAGTAGACTTTGCGTTCCTACGGATTCTTATCAACTTTTAAATAGAGTGTGCTTTCATCCTTCCTGCGCTTAACAAGGCCGGGAAGGACTTTTCCCCCAGCTTTCGTCCACTGCATGAAAGCTTCTGCAGCCCCTTCAAACTCACCCCTGTTATGCTTCTGTCTTATTGTGCTACGCTGGAGGTTACCCAGTCCCACATTAAAAGCAAAGCTGACGAGTGCATCAAACCTAGACTGAGTAAGATTAGTAGGACACAGTCGTAGTACACCTCTCTCAAACGTGAGGAGATCCTTGGCGAGTATGTCATCAACCTCTGCCATAGGCAAGACTCTGTCCCACCCACTGGGTATTGCGAGGTTTTTACGCTCCTCAAATGGAACCCTTATATGGTTGGGGTCTATGACATGACCAACGCCCACTGTCCACAGCAAAGCTGGACACCTGTAACTGCGTGTCCTTACCCCTTCGTGGTGCTTGATCATCTCGATGCATTCTTTGGATACTTTCATTTCTTATTGAAAGACTGTGACCCAAACCAGAAGGCTATGATAGACGAGAAGATTATGGCTGAGTCCTCATCCCAGAGCAGGTTCAGCGCCTCATCAAATGGGACGTTCTGCTTCCAAGCGTAGAAGAACCCAAACACATTTACCATTACCAGCATAAAGAACATACCGTAGGTAATGACTGGTCTGACGCTAGCTCTAAGGTTTATGACCCACTTACTGGCTCCCTGTCCTATGGCTATATCGTGGGCATAAAGGGCTTCCTTCTCCTGAACTGCAGCCTGCATTGCAATTTGGTCAGTCCTAATCTCCTCCACCCTAGCCTGAGCTAGGAACCCCTTCTCTGCCATCTCCAATTCCCTAGCCATCTGCAATTTAGCCAGCTCTAATTCGTGTTTTTTATCAGACTTATCTTGGAAAAAGTCTAGGAACTTAGGGAGACCACCAGCCAAGAAGGAGACAAGGGTAGAAAATAGGGTAATCATAGACGGTCCTTAAGGTTTATAGCCAAGCACATAGAAAAAACTAACTAATATAAAAGCCGTTAGGAAGCAGTACCACTTGAGCATCGCTAGCTTGCTGAGGTCTCTGCCATACTCGTCAGTCAGATCCTTGGTGTCTTTCAAGATTCTGTCCTTGATTACCATGATCTCCTCCCAAGCTGCTGGTCCATGCTTAGAGATGATATCTTGTTTGAGTTCTTCTTCTATCTTTTTAATCTCGTAGACTCCCCGCCATTCTTCTACTGCTGAGAAGACAGATGTATCTGATGGTCTTTGCTTTTGTTTACGCCTGAATGAAGCTCTGGCCTGAAGGTCAGCTTTGCCTAGGTCTTGTATGTCCTTAGTAACTGATTCTAGTTCTTTCCCTACCGCCAGTGCTTCACGAATACCAGCTACTGCTGCCTTAGCAGCCCCGGTAACTTCGCTCATGTTAGTCCTCCAAGTCTTCTTCGGTTGCCCTTACTCCTCGTTTCTTCAAGACTTGTCTGCGGAACTCAGTAGCGAACTCAGGATCTGAAGACATCTTTTCACCAAACATAATGTTAGTAGCGGCTAGTCTACCACGCTCTGCTACTCGTTTCATGATAAATCTTTTTTGTTCTTTGGTATAGTTATTAAACTCAGGACTTTCAACTATTGGTGTTAGTAGTTCATTAATCATTTGACCTGATAACTTTGAGTAACGCTCATATGTTGTAGCATCTAGCTCTACACCACGAATTTTCTTCTCTGGTCTAGTGTATGTAAAGCCCACATCATCAATGGCTTTCTGTAATGGGGTCTGTGTTGCTTCTTTAGTAGCAAGACCGAATGTACCCATGAGTCCATATGCAGGATTCTCTCGTGCTTCTCCTACGATATCATACTTAACAGGAAGAGTAGTTCTTAATCCGGGTAATCTGTTTTGCAAGGCATCACTAAAACTATTGATCTCTCGCATGACAGGGTCTGCACCTCTAGCAAATTGAGCTACTGCACCCGGAACCAACACGCTTGCAAAGCTGTTGAGGTACGAACCACCATATCTCTCAGGGTCATGGACAGCTTGTAAGAATCCAGTGATACCTTCGAGGAATGTTTTAGAAGTTAAGTTCTTTGTGATTGCCAGCACAGCATCTACTGCTAGCTTTTCAGACTTCTTTTCTGGATCTGGTAAACGAAGGTAGTCAATCATAGTTTCTACCCCGTCAGCAGTAATACCCAAGACAGTAGCCAAAGGCTCAATGCGTGAATAAGAATACCAACGATCACCAATCTTCATAGAGTATTCAGGAATACCTGCAGCAATCATCGCCTCTCTACGCCCCGGATCTTTAGGATAACTACCAGTTAAGTTACCATCCATTACAGACTTGGCAGTCATCAATCCTAGCCCAGCACCTAACAGCATACGTGCTGCTGCCTCGTCCTTCTTGCCTTTGAATTGTTTCATTGCAAGACTGACTGGAGTATAGGATAGAGCATCCTTTAGAATATTAATAGGTGTCTTAATGAATGGAGCAATAAATACAAGCTCAGGCACTTTGGCCTTGGCACGTATCATCATGTTACCAAGCTCACCCAAGTCTTGCTGGAAGGTTTGAATCTTAGCAAAGTTAATAAGCTCGTCAGCTAGGTCAGGAGATACCTTCTTTAGTTCTTCCTGCCATGCACGAGTAGCTCCTACCTTGGTTGGATCAGAGATATCTATAGTACGAATAGAATCGTATAGTTCATCTCTGGTCTTACCATTAAGTTTACCTTCAGGAACGCTGCGAGATATGCGATATGCTTTAGCATTAAGCTGCATCCTACGGAAGATAGCTTTAGAGAACTCGTCCACTGCAACAGCAGCTTTAGTAGGTACTGTAACAATAGGAGCTATAGCCTTTTCAATAGGACCAGAAGATATAGATTTACCAAATGCTGTTGACGTATCAACCAGAGTCTTATCTAAAGGCATACCTTCGATGTAACCAGCTTTTAAAAAGCCTATACCTTCTGCCAAGCCATCAAAGAAACCACGCATCATAGCAGTAGTCTCTCCAAGTTTAACCTTGTTCCCCGGCATCAGTCCAAGCAACGCACGCTCAGCAATAAGGAAAGGAGCTTTAACAAGTGTAGAGTATAAGTTTACTAGCGGCGTTCCAATAGCTGAGATAAATGAGTTGACTACAATCTCAGACATACGCTGACGAAAGCCGGGAGATGTGGCAACCTCTTTAGTTGCCTTAGCTTTCATTGCTGTTTTTGCGCCCTCATCAATAGCTAGTCCATCTATTGCACGAATCCCATCAAAGTATGCATCAATAGCTTTCTTGCAAGCGTCTTGGTTTTTTAACACTTAAGTCCTCCAAGATACGGTGGTAACGTACCGTTTGAATTTATAATTTTCTTAACCTGTTTAGTATATGCCAGAGCACGTCCTAGATTACTGATGTTGCCATCAAGTGAGGATGATAAGGCATTGACAGTAGCAAACCGTTGAGCAATGTAAGCGTACATCTCTTCGTTATTCTGCTCTTTAGCTAGCCTAGCTACATCTTTTAACTGGTCAAGTTGGTTTAGTTCTGATGCAAGTGCTTTGGAAATCTTAGATGTAAGCTCCGCACCTAACACCTCTTCTTGCTTACGGTTAACAAAGGCAGAGACAACAGTCTCATAAGGAACTGACTCTCCTTTAATCTCTACCTGCTCCCAAGTCTTTGCTGCTTTCTCTCTGTTAAACCTACCAAAGGTTGGTCCAATAAGTTGAGATAAAGCATCAGTCATTTTCTCATCTCTTGATAGAGCAGTCTTAAGATTCTGTCCCTTGAATGGATTCTCAGGAGCAATCATCTTAGCAAACTGAGTAGGAGACAGAGGATAGTTACGAATAGGATCAGTTAAGAAGTCTCTGTAATCTCCAGTCTTCTCTGCTTTTAAGTATGAACTAGACTCAGCAAACGCATCGTCAGTAACCTTTGCACTTTGGATTGAAGCTTTCTGGTCAAAGTCTGCCTTTATTAAAGCAGCCTGTTGCTGTGCCACCGTATCTGGTGGTTCTTTTGCACCACGAAATAGTGCAGCAGCTTGTGGATTAGTAGATTCTAAAGCATCAGCTACTTCATCAAATGCTTTATTAGGTAGCAAATCTACGTCTTCATAGCGAGACAGAACCTTATCTACGATAGACTGGTCTGCATCAGGTAGCTTAGACAGAAGGGTAGCAGGCTGTTCTGCTGGTGTAAGCGGAGGAAGTTCTGCCTCAATCTCTTCTCTAGTCTTTGTGACAGGAGGAGCATCACCCTCCATCTTAGCAGCAGCTTCATCAGCCTTACGAGCAAACCTACCAGCCAGTGCGCCAAGACCAGCACCAAAGACAGCCCCACCACCTGCACCAAAGGCTATGTTACGAAGACGAGAATCACCAAACTCTTCGTACACTGGTTCAATTGCTGCTTGAGCACCACCTAATGCGCCTAACTGAGTAGCACCTTGCAGTGCTGTCTTAGCTGAAAAGGCAACTAAGTTTGTAGGATCGCCTGCAATAGCACCAGCTAAGTAACCACCGATAGCAGTTACTGGTCTTTGCTCAAGCATTGCTCTGTATTCTTGCTCTCTCTCAAAGTCTGTTAGTTGTCGCTGACCCGGAGTAGCAAGGCTAGTTGTTTCAGGAGATACTGGAGAACCCAGCATACCAGTTAAAGGATCAACGTAACCTTCTGGTGTAATACCAGTCTGCTCAGTAGCTCCTACATCAATACCTGCTTTACGTAGTACGTCAGCACCACCACGAATAAACCCAGTAGCACCACGCTCAGCACCACGAGCAAAAGTTTCTCCAGCGCCGAACTCTTCTCCAGCTAATAGCTTTAATGCTGGGAGAGATACGGCCTCAAGATTACCTTCTGATAGTGCTCGTAAGTCAGATATAGATAGAGATTTTAAAACAGATTGATTTATCTCAGCCATTATTTATTCTTTAAACGCCTGTCAAGTTCTTGTTGATAGATGTTAGGCACAGCGCCTCCACCACCAGTTCCTTGAGGAGCAGCACCAGCACCTGCACTTTGAGCACCAAACGTCTCACGGCGAATCTCATTTCCATTACGATCAAGAATAATGTATCCAGTAGTAAAGCCAGTACGTGGGTCAACAATAGGCTGACGCACTACTCCACCTGCTGCAGCCTGTGCTGCTGCATAGTCTGCTTTAGTTTCAAATGCTCCATGTGTTGCTTTCTTATAAGGATCTAAAGAAACTACACCCTCATCATCAACTTTTTGCACGTACAACCTACCTTCTCTTTCAATAATTGCATCACCTTTCTTGGTTACAAAGTTAGTTAGATTACCTTGTGTAGCTTTTGCTTCTTTTATTCTTACATCTTTTTCTTGTACGCCTACTTGACGCTCTTTTATAGAAAGTTCTTTAGCCTGTGTTCTTGCCTGTGCTGCTTGCTTTAGAGCTTCAGGAGCTAAGTCGCCATAACCACCTTGTTGTAAAGCAGCAGCTACTGATTCATAATATGTTGCAGGATTCTGAGGATCAAAAGGAACACTACTTAAGATACGCTGTACTTCTGAAACCCTACGAAGACCAGCATCGCCAGTGTCCATAAAGCCACGTCCAGAAGCTACATTACCAATGCCTCTACCAAGCAAAGCACCAATAGCACCTGCAGCACCTCCAGTAGGATTAAGCCGTTGCATCTCCTGCTGAGCCATCTGTCTACGCAGATACTCTGGATCACTCTGTAATATTTGTTGTGATGACATTCCCATATCTTCTCCTAATTAATCAGACCCGCCCCAATACGCAAAACCTTGAGCAGCTTGTGGACCCATTCTTCCATAGATTTGCCCTGTTGTTGGCCCCATACCCCCACCTCCAAACCCACCAAAGCCACCAGTAAAGCCACCAACAGCAGCGCCTAAAGCTTGATTCATAAAGCTAGTAAGTTGTGCAGATGCAGCATCACCAGCACGTTGCTGAGTCTGTGCAGCACTGGACAGACCAGACTGCAGAAGCTGAGCACCAGTGTTGGCTCCTCCCTGTGCAGCGCCTCCAACCTGTAACCCAAGTTGAAATGGTTGTTGTCCAAGTTGTTCAATAGAACTAAGCGTACCAAGATAGGACTGTAGAGGCCCAAGTGCCTGTGTCGGTATAGCGTACTGCTCACCAAGACGTTGAGAACCTAGGCCAAATAAACCACTACCAAACTGAACTTGTTGTTGTGCTTGCTGTTCTGCTGAAACAATATCTTGAGCACGTTGTGCCTCACGAGCACGGGCTAAGCTATACAGTTCAGGCTGACCAATACCACCAATATTTAATCCAGCACGCCCACGACCAAAAGCACCAGAGGCTAGCCTTTGTTCTTCTTGAAGCTGTGTTGGCATCCTTGCTTCTTGTAGCTGATTAAAGATACGCTGACGAGCAGCCTCTGGAGACTCAGAGATATACTGACCACCAAGATTAAATAGGCGTTGAGCAGCAGCACCTAGAGGCTGAGCAGCCATCTGAGCTTCTTGAGCAGTAGATACAGCGCCGCCAGTCAATCCCATTATTTGATCTTGAATGGCCTTTAACTCAGGCGCTACTGTGTAGCTGGCTCCAGTGACACGAGGGACACCACCAACATCTGTGATATCAAACTGACCGCTACCAAAGCGAGAGGTCATCCCGACTGGTCTGAATGCAGATATCTGAGCAGCCCTTAAAGCAGCTTCACGCTGAGCAGCAGCAGATTGTTCACCACGCTCTCGTGTACCTTTGATATCTGTTAAGCCTACCGCATCAGTTATACCGCCAATCAACTTACCCATTATACACTCCTAATATCAATCTGATAAACATTTCCATCGTTTCCTATCAAATTTTTTAAGTATTTGAATCCTATCGTTTTACTAAACTTACTAAGCTTATCATTGTCTATCATTGCGTATAGAGGAGCATTGAGTAGTGATTGAAGCTGGTTTAAATCTTTAATATAATGTTTCTTTATTTCTGCTGACCACTTAAACACATCAGTATGAAGCCAGTATAAGTTACTAAACAACTCCAAGTACATTATATATTCTTGTCTATTTACTACTGGAAACTTTTGCATCAAGTCTTCATAATGTAGCAAAGGGCATAGTATGGTGGCAGGTTAGCGTTGTTACCTGAGACACCCTCTGTGCTAACTGAGGTGGAAGCAGATATCCCTGTGGTTGAAGTAGTCATGTTACCTATGAACCCAAGGCCATTATTCGGACCAACAAACCATCCTCCACCGTTGTTACCGGGACCAGTTACAGAGTGAACACCTGCGAGGTGAGTGTGTCCGGGGTCGGTAAGAGAGGTGGTAGCAGTGTGGGCGTGGCTTACCACTACAGCATCTTTAGAACCACCAGTAGCAGCTACAGCATAAGAATTACCAGCACCGATAACAAACTTATCCCGTAGATCTGGGGTGCTGTTAGAGCCGTTACAGAGTACCCACCCAGAAGGCACAGAACCCACTGAGCCAGACCAAATCATAATCATACCAGCGGGTACTAGGGCAGCCGTAGCAGCGGCAATAGCAGTGGTTACAAAGGCTGTGGTGGCTATCTGGGTAGTACTGGTTCCTGCAGAGGCTGTAGCAGCCGCTGGAGTCCCTGTAAAGGTAGGGCTATTTAGGTCAGCCTTGGACGAGATAGCAGAGGCGATAGCGTTATACTCGGTATCAATCTCTGTACCCTTGATGATCTTGGCTGGGTTGCCAGTGGATAGGCCATCCTTGACAGCAAAGTTAGTAGCTTTTACATAGTTACTCATGCTTGTTTTCCTTGTTTAATATATATATCAATCCGCTGGATAGAGATAGGGTTCCCATTGATCTCAGCCTCTAGACCAATCTGCATAACAGACCCTGTACCACCAGCCTGTATCTTGAACTTGTCTAGAACAATACCGTCTGAGAACTCAGCAATATTATATTCCCCTATATTATACTCGTAAACTACAGCCGTGTCAAGTTTTTTCGTAAAAGCAAAGTAATTTTCATTATAATCGAAGCCCCACTTGACAGCTACGTTTTGATTAGAACCACCAATAACTACAAATCCAATCTGCTTCATTATCTTTTCAATGGTGGGCTGTTCAAAGTCAAAGTAATTGGTATAGTAGCTAAATCGATACTCAGCCCCATTGTCTGCATGACCGTAGTACTTGCCAATGTATCCGGGTTTACCAAGGTATAGGTCTTTAGAGTTAGTTACAATAAAAGATTTTGGTTCGATACTACTCCAAGTGGTAACCCTAGCTGCACCATCCTGTAGAGGAGTCCTCATGTCAAAACAATATACTGACTTAGTAATTGGCAAGCTAAGAAGGTAGAAGGCATCCCTGTCATAGTAGACAGACTTGATATTAGCTGCTGTCTCAGAGGCTACGCTAGTCATTAGCTCATCCCGTACATTCTTAGAGATATCCCGCATAGGCAAGGACTTCTCTTGAATAACCCGCTGCAGGCTTCTAACCCCAGAATCAGACAAGAAGATAATATCCGTACCAGTACTCTGAACAGAGTCCCTAGCGATACAGCCCACATTAGGGATATAGTCAGCTAAGGTCAGTGTTGTCACATCGATAGGGTTAGCATAGACAGCAATGTTATTACGACCAAAGATAATAAGGAATCCGTTGTGCGCTGCAATAGCAACTATCTTGTCTGTGTTAGGGAATACAGTGTTCAAGGACAGAGAGCCTGAGTCTCCACCTTGGAAGTCTGATCCGTCCAGTAACCTAGTAAAGTAGACCGTCTGTGGGTCTCCTGCTATGTCTGCTGCCCAGATACGTCCATAAGCTGCTAAAGCGCAGTTAGGGGCGAAGTCACCAACAGAATACCCCAAAGGCATTGACCCGATGTCACCGAGCCTCTGGAAGCCGTATGATCCTGTGTGAGAGTGTGGATTAGCAGACGTTGTTACTGTGCTAGTAAGGGCATCAGAGACTGTGTATCCAGCACCACCAGTAGTAATCGTTACAGTAGCCACACCTGTACCAGACAAGGTAGCCACAGTAACCGTAGCGGCAGTGGTTCCACCAGACAGAGTAAGGATATCTCCGACATTGTAGCCTGATCCAGCAGCAGTTACTGTCAAGCCAGTGATAGCACCGCTAGAGACAGTAGAGACTGTAAAGGTAGCTCCTGTGCCGGGAGTAGACATACGATGGTAGATCAGCATTGGGTGAGCAGACTGAACTAGATAGGCATGAGGTTCTGCAGCAGAGCCATCACCATAGGGCAGAGCAGCCCCTTGCCAGTTGTTACCAGTAATCGTGTATGCTAGGTCTGCACTGTTAGCCTGATTACGCACAGCTTTAGTGGTCATAGTCGTAGTACCAGTAAACAGTCTATTGTTACCAGCACTAAGGAACTGACTAGATCCGTTGTCAGTTAACTCAAACATAAACTCTACTGGGTTAGCAGCGCCTAAGTCTGTGTTAACTGCTGAGTTTACAGGTGTCCAGCCTCTACGAGCACCCATACGACCATAGCGGTCAATGACACAGTTGTTAGCCTCTAGCGCAAAGCCAGAAGACAACGATACTGCAGACTCTTGGATGTTTAGTCCAAAGAATCCGGGTGCTGCAATACTAGCGGTTTGCGAAGGAGAAGCCATTAGACAGCATCCCAAGTAAATTCATCTGGATAGTGGTTGCCTTCATTAGCTACATGGTCTGATAAAGAAGTTAAGTATAAACCATAAGCCTCAGAACTTTTTAATCCACCATCTTCACCACGTTCTGCCAATGCTTTAGCATATGCTAAGAATATAACAGGCTCTGCTGGAACCTTGATCTGAGTGCTATTTAATGTTAGTTCTGCTTGTGGCTTAATGATGTTAAAGTTAAGAATATAGTTTCCATTAGGAATAGGATATAGATCTACCTGTGTATCTCCATTAGAATCTACACCGTTAAAGTTATAGTAGCGAGGAGATCCTAGTTCAGGAGCTTGATTTAGAAACCAATTATTCATGTCACTAGTAGAAGCGTTTTCCATAAACCAATCGCTTGTATCATTTAAAACATCAAAGACTCTAAATCGAATACCAGCGTCAGTCATAACATAGTTAAACAGGTTAGCTGTAGTAGAAACAGTAAGAGTCTCAGACAGAGCATTCCAGTTATATGCGTCTTCTACTTGTCTCTTAGCATCGTTAACAAACTTACTAATTAATTTTGAGTAGGTAGTATCATTGACAGAAGTAACCTCGTTCTCACGAAGCCTAATCAACACATCATTGACTAGTTCTAGATAAGTTTTGTTAGCCATTTAACAGTCCCATTTCCTTAGTGCTAATGCTTTACGGGTGGGTCTACCCTTTTCATCCTTCATAGGCCCCGGCACACCACTCATACGAGCGCAGAAGGATTTCCTACGCCCTGCCTTCTTAGGAGACTTAGCAGCCTCTTTAGCAGACACTGGAGGCTTCAGGTTAGCGCCTTCCTTGTTTTTGAAGTATGCTCTACCTTTGGCGTTTAAGCCACCTTCTGGATTCTGATATACCTTCTTTACCATTATTTCTTCGCAGTCTTCTTAGCTTGTTTAAATGCCTTAGCTGTGGGAGCGCCTTTAGAGCCGACCTTACGCATCTTCTCACCAGATCCTTCAGCTATCCGCTTACGCTTGGCCCAGATATTTGAATATAGTCCCGGCTTAGTAGCCACGAGAAGAACCTTTCTTAGTCTTCTTCTTAGACATACCAGTCATGGCTAGGCCAACAGCTACTGCCTGCTTCTGTGGCATACCTTCTTTACGAAGCTTACTGATCTTAGCCGAAGCTGCTGCTTGTTTGCCCTTCTTAGTGTAAGGGTATTTCTTTCCGTCTACCATTGGCATACTATTCTCCTTTAGAATTGGAACTGAACTGTCATTTCAGGCATGAACTCTACAGTTGCTATGTAAGTTACTGTATTAGTTCCTGAGTTCTGTACTCGAATCTCATCACCAGCTTGCATTACTACCTCTGCCTGTCCGTCTAATCTAATAAACTCACCAGCACCTAAGTTCTTACCACCAACAATAAAGTACTCAGTGTTGGTAGAAGAGTCGTACCAGTAGACCTTTGGAGTATCGTTACCAGTAAGACTAATGATATACATTAACTGCCAAAGACCAGTATTCTTGGTAGGAACCGTAAGAATAGTTTCCTTGGCAGTAGTGGTCTTGGTTGTAACAGCGGATACTTTTCTGCTCATATTAACCTACTTTAAGAACTAAACTGAGTAACAGAATTACGATGAAACCAGTAGTTCCCAGCAGGATCTGTTCTAGTCTCTTTAGCCTAGCGTTGATGCCTGCATAGCGTTCAGCGCACACTGCTTCATGGGTGTCAAGTTGTCCTTTAACTTGGTCTACTGATGACATTATTCACCCCAGTTTTGGTTGCTAACCACAGCAATAAGTGCTTCTACATCTGTACAGGCAGCAATAGCAGCTTCTAACCTGTCACACTCAGCAACGATAGCGGCTCTCTTCGTAGCCACTGCAGCAGGTACATCGATGTTTCTCTCAGCCTTGCGTACAATCATCCAGTCAGTCTGTGCCAACAGCTTGCCAGCCGTGTCCTTGACCTGTGCAGTCCATTGGCTCTTGAGTCCCTTGGTTACTAGACGCTCTGCTGAGTCAACCATAGCAGGCTCACCATTGACTGTACCCAAGACTTTGACATAAAGAGGATTACCTTCCTCGTCAGACTCCTCACGGTCATTCAGGAGTTTAGGATTGCCTACGCCCCAGTAAAAGCGTTGGTCATACTGCTCAGGGTCTGCTACCTCTACCACGCCTAGTTGCTCACGCAGGGCAGGGTCACGCAGGTGTGGATAGCGTATACCACCGATGACTTGTTCAGAGTCGATTGAGATTGGATTACCGTTTAGTTGAAACATAATTACCTCGCAAGAGAATACTTAAAGGGATTTTCGGCAAAGGCTGCGTAGATGATTGTGTTGCCAGATTGATTCAAGCCGTTGTTTGCACGCATTTTGAAACCATTTGACAAGAAATCAAGCGAACTAAATGCGCTCCCCGCAGCAGATGAGTCGGGGTCAAGACGCTCACCCATGATGTTGTATGTGCTTCTTGCTGTGTCAAAAATAATCCATGATGTTGTGTTGTCCGTTGTGTTTTTGAACATCACAAACCTTGGCCTAAACCCTGTGTAAATAAACGGCCCGTCAGTAGATGCGTTGCCAGTATACGAACCAAAGGCAGAATAGCCAGCCACGGGTGCGAAGCAGTAGGCGACGATTGTGGCGTTCAATCTATTAGTATCGCCAATCGTTCCAACAGAAAACACCGAACTGGTTGGTGCTGTATTGTTCCAAACGGTACTTGCGGCGCTTGCATTTGTTAAGTTTAGCATTACACGATTAGTTGCACCGATAGATGTGTGATACACAGTCCAATCATCACCAGCACTTGACCTAACTTTTGCAATCACCATACTAGGCGCTACACCTAACCCATGACCTACCGTAGCGTTAGACCCTGTGCCCGTATAAGTAACAATCGAGAACCCGCTAGTAGTGCTTGCGCTGACTGTGCTGGTAATAGTGCCAGCCGTGTTAGAGGAGCCAGCACCGTTGGCTTTCCAGTTCCATGCCACTAAAGAAGCGCCGCTATTATTGATTGAACCATTTTGTTCGGGAACACCAACAGTAAAGCCATCTGCGTCAAACGACACTAAGTCTTTTGCTGTTGTTGTAGATGTTGCTTCTGCATCACTAAGGCTAGAAAAAAGTAACTTGCTTCGTCCACGAACAGCGTCAATTAGAGCGTGATTGACAGCAGCACTTCTGCTTTTAAACCAAATAAAATCTGGCTGAAAGCCGACACCAGTAAGACTTTGTTGTGTTCCTGTTCCTGTGTAAGTCTTTATATTAAAGTAATCATTTGCCTGTGTCGTGCTAGTTGCACCGATAGTCGGCGTAGGCAGATTCTGTGTGCAGAGTGCTTTGAAGCCAGAGGGGGCGGTGTAGGCAAAGGCTCTTTGACCGAAGTTGATATCGCACGACCCGCCAGTTCCGTTCTGTCTGCCAACAATTGCTGGTGCGTATGTTGCAGTCAAGCTAGAAACAAAAGTTCCTTGGCTAGAGTTGTTTTTGTAAAACACCAAAGTTCCTGCGTCAGCGTCAAACGCAACACCAATTACATCACCATTCGTAAATGTTGCGCCGTAATTTACAAATGAACCGTTGTTATAGGATGCACTTGCTACTCCCGTATATGTATAAACGCCAGCCGCCAAAGCCGCACTTGTGTTTGCAATATTAATAATTCCAATCCCGGGCAAACTAGGACTTGTAGATGTTACAGTTGCTTCCCAGTACCATTTCCCAGTTGTTGGTAACGCAATCGTTCCTCTTGTAATTTCTGATGTTGTGTTGCCTTGAGAAACAGACAAGTTTCCATTTGATAATGTTAAGTTTGTAGTTCCAGATTGCAACGGATTCAACGTACAGTAATTCCCACGCACCGTACCACCAACACCAGTATCGGTTCCGTAGGCCGTGGGCGAATCTACTAAGGAGTCATTGCCAGCACCAGCGGTTACAGAGAAGTTATTAGGTGTCCAGTTGTTACCGTTGCCTGAACTGTCCTTGCCTAGCGTTGCAGCGGTGGTGTTGCTATTATCAGCAAACTTGAGGAAGAACCCGTTAGTGCCATATGTGCCTGTGTAGGCTTTAGGCTTCCATACACCTGTGTTGGAGTCTGTTTCACCGAATGAGGATGGCGTTAGGGCTTGACCGTCAATGAAGTTGACTTCGGTGAGGTAGCCGTTAAGCAAATTTGTTGGAGAACCAAAGTCAGGGTCATAAAATGTACCAATCGTGTGTAAAAAAGCACGATTTATATGACCGTCTGTATTTTGTGTTGGGTCAGAAGATGTTCCAAAGACGGTTACTTCAGAACCGTTTATGTACAATCTCATGCGATTTGAAGCGGTTGCATTAGGAGTGTCCCAAATTGCCACCACATGGTACCAAGCAGAAACATCACGAAACACCTGAGTTGTAATTTTCTGACCAGCATATGCTCCAGAATAATTCCAAAACTCTATTGTGTCAGATGAGGTAAATCTAATCCCGTGCTGATTATTTGTTGCTCCACCAGAAGCATAATCAAACACGGCAAACATTGCTTGAATTGACCCAAGCGCACTCCGCTTAACCCAACCACTCCAAGTCCAAGTTCTACGGTTTCCCGCACCCGCAGGAGTTCTGTTCAGATACGCCGTGTCTGCGCTATTGAACCTGAGACTGCGCTCAACATTGTAGCCAGTGACTGGGCCAATGCCCGTAGGTAGAACAGCCATTAAGCTAGTGCTCCAGAGTTGACAACAAACACGTTAGTACCGTCAGAGAAGTAACTAAGTAGGTATGTCCCAGTAGCAGACATAGTAGCTAACGCACCAGTGGCTACCTTGGTATTAGCATGAGCAGATACTGTGTAGTTAGATCCGTTGACTAACAGGATAAATCCAGACTGACCAGCAGTGATGTTAGTAAAGGTCAGCGTAATAGAGCCTGTAGGAGTACACTTGAAGTTGTTAGTCACGTTCATGTCAAACGAACCATCGTTGTCAGTAGTGACAGTACCACGCTGTGAGGCTGTGAAGGTCTGTGCAGCGTCTGACCCAGCTACTGTAAAGGTAGCATCAGGCACTGTAACAGTACGGTTAGCCGATGGTGAAGCTGATATTGTGGATGTGAAACTGGTTGATCCACCACTAATTGCAATAGCCATAGTTTATTCCTTTGGAAAACGATTTTTTATTTCTGCTACCTTGGCCTGCCACTCTTGCACTGTAGCCTCACCACGCTGGGCTTTGAAGAACAAAGGGTCTGCCTCGACTATGTAGGCACTACGGCGGTTCTCGGTAGCCATCTTTGCCAACTGGATTGGGATTAACCGTTCAATCTCGGTAGCAACGGCTGACTCGTCAATCGTGATTTGATTACCCTGTGCATCAAACGCACCTGCGCCATCATCAATGGAGACTACTGTTGGGTAGAGATTTCTTATGGCCTCGTGTCTCATGCCGCAATCTCCATGACTGTAATGGTTGAAACACCTTTGCTAATATATGCGTTGCTATTTTGTGTACTTCTATTTAAATAAGCCGTTCCTGTATTACTTCGTATTTGGATTTTATAAGTTGTTGATGAGGTTGTCGAAGGAGAATCTAAATAAGTTAGGCTTATTGTTCGTATTCCATAATAACTCTCACCTGATGAGTTACCACCAGTAAAACCACCACCTAACACACCATCATTACCACTAGAGTTGGCAATTTGAGTGCTACCACGAAGTAAAATGGCGTAAGCCACATCTGCGGTATCCACGACATTTCCAAGAGAAACAAAAATAAGTATTTTACTTGATGCGGATGTTGGTGTAATTGATACAGAAAGCCCTGTTACATCTACAAAAGTGCTTGAGGCAGTCGAAAAAGTATCGTTCTTGAAAGTGCTTGCCACCTGTAATACAGAACCAGCAGGGAATCCCGTAGTAGTAGCAGAGGTCAGGATAGTGCCAGTATTGTCAGGTAGCGTCAGCGTCCTGTTGCTAGTTATCGAAGCAGGAGCAATAATGTCTACATAGTTAGTGCCATTATCGGTGTCCTCATACAAACGGACATAAGCAGAACCAGTAGCATTGGCTCCAATAGCAATCTTGTTATCTGAACCGTCTAATGTAATAGCCATTTAGAACACCACCCATCTTGCGCCGTTGCTAACAGTGACTGCAAAGCCATTGTTAACAGTTATAGGACCGACTGTCCAGCCATTGTGTGTACCATCAATTGTTATATTCTCACCGATAGTTTGAGCGTTCCAGAAGATTGCCTTGGCAGCAGCAGAACCTTCCATCTGACCGCCACCAGCAACAGTAGCCCACGAGGCCGTAGATCCATCAGTGGTTAGGTACTTACCATTATTACCTGTCTGAGAAGGTAATGAACTAAATGTAATCCATGACGTATCATAGTTAGTAGAACTATTCTTTTGTAGCACCTGACCAGTTGTTCCACCAGTAGGGACTCCCTGACCAGCAGGAATACTGAAGTCAAACACTGCTGCAGAGCTAGTACCAGAGTTTGTTACTGTTGCGCTAGATCCGGGGGAGCCAGTAGTTGTAGTACCTACAGCAATCGTTGCAGCGGCTCCAGCAGCACCTGTAGAACCCGTTGCTCCAGTAGCTCCAGTGTCTCCTCTAGGGATACTGAAGTCAAAGACAGCGGCAGAGCTAGTGCCAGAGTTAGTAATTGTTGCTGAGGAACCTGCAGCACCTGTTGAGACTGTTCCTACTGCAATCGTAGCAGCAGTTCCTGCAGCGCCTGTGGAGCCTGTAGCGCCTGTTGCACCAGTAGCCCCAGTATCACCACGAGGAATAGTTAGGTTCAGTGTCTGGCTGGGAGAAGTACCAGTGATTGTAGCATTGGCACTAGAGCCTGCAGTGCCAGTAGTAACAGTACCAATAGAGAGCGTGTTAGCTGGTCCTGCTGCGCCTGTAGCACCAGTTGCGCCAGTAGCTCCTGTGGCTCCTGTGGCCCCTGTATCGCCTCTTGGAAGTCCTAGAGACAGTTCATAGGTAGTGTTATTGAATGCAGCAGTGGCTGAAGAGCCGGGACTTAATGTAGTTGCAGATACATTAAAACCATTTGCTAAGTTAATAGAAGCTGTAGAGGCAGCTTGTGCGACAGCCTCTGCAGCTTCTGCGTTAGTCTCTGCAGTCTCTGCTGCAACTTTTGCAGCCAGTGCAGCAGCGGCAGAGGCATTAGCAGCCGCAGCAGCAGCTATCGCACCTGTAGAATCATTCTCAGCGGCATCAGCACTATCAGCAGCGTCAGCAGCCCTATTAGCAGCTAGAGTAGCATACTGTAGTGCTAGTGCAGCGGCGTTGGCTGCATCTGCTGTTGCATCACCGGGACCGCCGGGACCACGATAAATAGCCAAGGTTTATTCTCCGTGAAGTTTGCTTAAACAGACAGTATCTGCTTAAGAAAACTCCCCAGCCCTTGTGAGGCTGAGGAGAGCCACTAGCTTATAAAGCTTTAGGCTGGAACTGCGAGAGCAACAGCGGAGCCGTCACGCAACTCAGCAACACCGTACAGCATATCGCTGGTAAACAGAGTACCAAGATACTCTTGTTTGTACTGAGTCTGTGAACGAACACCCATTTGCTCGGCTAACACAAATGCGTCTTTGTGTGCCAACAAGCAGATACGGTCTGTGCCAGAAGTACCAGCAGCAGTGTCAGCGTTGGTGGTAACAAATACCTTAACACCAAACACGTCACCGATTTGACCGTTACGAATTGTGTTGCTAGAACCAGCCTCACCAACAAATGCCTGCTCAGTGAAACGCTGGATGCTCATCAACGTGTTGCGGCTTGAAGGAGGAACAATCAGGAAACGATCCGTCATCGGAACGTCTTGGTCATCAAGACGCTGGATTGAACGGCGAATACCTGCCTCGCCAAGAGCAGCAGCGTTAGACGTGCTGGAGTTGTACACCGTTGCGCCAGTCGAACCAATGAAAGCATTCGTGCTAGCAGCAGCAGTAGCGTAGTCACTCGTACCAGCTACACCACCGTTGACAGTACGACCAAGCTGAATGAGGTCAACGTCAACACGCTTAGCCAACGCATAGCCAGCATCGTCCGTGTAGAAGCGGCGCAGTGAAGACAGAGCCTGAACTTCGACAATATCTTCGATCAAGCGGCTGTACTCATAGTGCTTGTTAATGTTAACAAGAACTTCTGTCTCAGTTGCAGCAATCAGAGTTACCTGACTCGATGCAGTCTTGACAGCAGCGTCACCACGGGTGGGCTTAGGAATGTGAAGGACATCACCCTTTTTGCCTTTGAAAGACATTTTAGAGAACAGGTTAGCAGCAACCAAGTTCTTTTTGTAAGCAGCGATGATTTCATCAGACCAAATTTCAGGGATAAATTTATCCGCTGTTGTTTTTGTTACGTGATCGGTACCAAGAGCCATTTTAAATCTCCTAAATGATTAAGTTTATTTAACTCGACCCTGAGCGTATGCAGCCATAATTTCATCTTGTAGCTGGTAATAACGATCTGGGTCTTCCAGTTGTAAACGGATTAGATCCGCTCTTCGATAGACCTTTGCAGAGGTAGCACCAGTATTAGAACCAACATCCACTGTAGCTGACTTGACTGCTGCTTTCTGTGCCGCTTTAATCTCTGGCGCAGGAGCAGAAGCTGTAGGAGCTACGGCTTTAGGTTTAACATAATTCCAAGTACTAAGAAGTTCTGCTGCAGAATCATAGTCCATATTTGCGTCAGCCGCTGCGTATAAACGCAAACGAACTGGAGAGGCTTTAACCCACTCAGCAAATTCGGGGTCTCCTACAGTAGACTCAAAGTCAGGAAATTCTGTCTTAAGCCTATTTAATGTTTGCATCCTTTTAATCTCAGCCGTTTGTTCCTTAGCTTCTCTGACTGCAGGATGGTTCTCTACTGCTTGATTTACTGCCCTCTTCGGATCTTCAAAGAAATCGATCTCGTCTTCTTTTGTGACCTCAACTTCTTTCTTAGTGTCGAGTTGTCGCTTGATAAGTTCGTCTGCAAGCTTGCGTACTTCACCAACTTCCTGAGCCTGTCTACCAATTAGCTTCTCAGCCTCTTGGTGCATCCTGATTATTTCATCAAGACTCTTGCCCTTGTACTTGGTAGGAAGATTCTCCTCTTCAGGAACCACTTCCTGTACGGCTTCAACTTGAGGTTCTTCAGCTACTTGCTGAGTCTCTTGCTGAGTAATATCACTTGCTTCAAATAACTCTTCTTGCGTATCGGTAAAAGTTGCAGCCACATTATCCTCCTGTCCACAACGGATTCTAGGAACTTTAAAATGTCACTTGGAATCAGCTTTGCTGTTTCTTGTAAGCGACTCTAGTTGCTTCTTCGTGCTTTCTAGCCCACGCATCACACGCTGAAGGAAACGCACCTGTGATGCCCTCCAGACTGATACGGGGTGACGAGATAATACGAGAAGCTTCATTGCGACAATGTGGACACTCTATAGAGCGTACCTCATCATCGACCAATTTTTCGGTGAGGTGGTCTTTAACGCACCTGAACTCAAATATCCGTTTCATCTGTTAACTCCCTATAGGCTTCTTCCGAAGTTTGCTTAAGGTTTATTACCCAGTTTAGGATATCTAACTGTCCTTTGGCGTAGTGTAAGTCCTCAACACCAGTCAATCTTTCGATCTTGTTGTAGGCATCCAGCATTTTCTGAATGTCTTCAAGTAGATCTGTCCATCCTTTTGAGGCCATCATGTCAAACCTAGCCTCATAATATTCCTGAATGTCTTTATCCACAGTTTCTCCTATCTAGGACTGTGTTGTATTTCTACAACATATAATTTATTATACCATACTTTTCTTGATTTGTCAAGTACTTATTGAACTTTTCTATTCATCTGAGCTTCGACAATGTTTTCCTTAGTCTCAATCTCTCGTTCCTTTAGGATAAGCTCAGCTACCTTAGCACGGCGCTCAAACTCCCCTTGGCTGGAACCATCTAAGTTAGCAGACACTGACTGAATAACCTTAGCTCGTAGTTCTTCTGGCATCAACTGGGCTTCGACCATAGTCTTCTGCGCCTTAGCCATTGCCTCTTGAGCGTCAGCTTGTGACTCTGCTGCTCTAGAGTTAAGCTCGTTAATCTGCGCCTGAACCAGTTGAATCTGAGCCTGCATCTGAGCTTGTTGCATAGCCTGAGCTTCAGGGTTAGGCTGGTTCATCTGGTCTAGGGCTGCCGCAAGCTCTTCCTTATTGGACAGACTAGAGCCTTTGATGATACCTTTTAGGACTAGCGGCAGTACAGGGCTATCAGGACCAAGGGTTTGCAAGAGTCCAATGAACTGTTGCTGCTCATACTCCCTAGCTACCATGCCAAGGGTGGATGCAGGAGTAAACCTAAAGTCCTTAGACGGGTAACGCTCTGGGTCAAACTGCATATAGCGGTAGGCTACCTTCTTAATCAGAGGAATCAAGAAGTCATCTTGGAAGTTCATCAGCGCCTGCTTGTTCTTCTTAATGATAGAAGACATAGCCAAGGACATAGAAGCTCCACCAGCCTCTCCCGCAGCTACTGAGCGAGTCATAGCTTGACTATCTAACGTGCCCGTAGCCTGCAGCAACATAGTCTCAAACTCTTTAGCAGTAGAGATGTTACCTGCGTCAGTAGATCCAAACTTAAACGGAAAGAGGATCTCGTTAGGATTGCCGTTGGTAAGCAGGGTCTTTCCGGGTTGTACCTTATAAGATACGCCACGAGGTAGTCTTGTAGCGTCCGCTGCCATCATAGGGGCCGTAGTCAGTGCTAAAGAGTCCAGATGACTACGGAGTTGGGCATCAATAGCTTTCTGCATATTGTAGCCCTTTTGCACGGTTCCCATACCCACTAACCTACCTGATACCTTCTCAGGTACATAGGTTACGATAGGACGGTCTTTCATCATGTATGGGTTGGCTTCTGCCTTGAGCAGGTATTGCCCGTTAGCAATAACAACTACAGCCTCAACCATGTCTGAATACTTATCTGCATCGCTATCTTCTGGGAACAGGTCTTCTACTTCACCACCTTCGTTCTCTAACTGCTCCAGATACTCACGAGGAACTAGCCCGTAGTAGCGAAGGACTCGTACTTTATCTTCTTGGTAAAGTGAGTCCAGTTGATTTGGGATGAGATCAGCGTCACTAAACTCAGGACCAATATTAACCTTTCGATAGATTCCATCTTCGATGCCTTTAACTACTTTAAATAAACTTGTGTACTCTTCAACGGCTACACCAAGGCAATCATCTATTGTCTCAGAGTTTGGATCCCATATAAAGTTACGAGGATGCACCGACTTAACAGGAACAGATACACGCTCAGCTTCTATAACTCCAATAGCAGCACCAGTCCCATCAGGCATTGGCTGCATCGCTGGCTGTAATTCAACTGTAGATTTAATTTGAACCTCAGCTATACCAAGGCCAAAGACTTCAGCGTTACGATTAACCTCTGCCCAAGTCTTATCTACCTTGTCTTTCTTTAGGTCATCGTGAAGCTGGGTCTTTACCATCTCGATGTCCATCTCTTGCTGGTCAGCAGCATCATCTTCCATCTCAAAGAACTCTCCACGACCAGTGGTGGCTTCAATGATCTCTGATGTTTTATTCTCTACCGCCTGACGGATAGCTGGAGATACAAGTCTACTGCGCTCTGAGTCACGAGTCTTGTCTTCGTCAGACCATACGCCGTAATAGAGGCGCTCGTACTCATCCCACTTAGCCTGATAGTTTGTATCACGGTATTCTTTCCACCGATCACAATGATCAATAATAAAAGCTACTAGCTCTTTATCTGATTCAGATACTGGGTCTTCTTGAAAGTCACTCATTGCATATCCTCTACTGTACTAGGAAAAGGAGAAACATAATCTAAACGTGCGTCTAAAGCGCCGCCTTCGTTATTAATAAACTCTGTTGGTCCAAGCGGACGATTGAATGCAGCCATTGTATCCTTGTCTTGTCCCATTGTTGTTGGAAATACTTTGCCTTTGGTTTTATCTACTGAGCCAGAAGTCTTTGCATAGAAAGGATCTTCAAATCTTAGCTGCACGTTACGAGACTCTGCTTCTCCATATGATTTTAAATAATCACGAGTAGCTTTTTCTTTGTCAACTTTAGAAGCTTGGTCCCATGTTTTGTTTGTGTATCGTTTTAAAAATTTAGACTTGCTTGTACCACGTAAGAAATTTTCTACTTGTTGTGCGTAATGCTGAGATTCGTGAAGTAGTCCAGAGATAACTGAAACTGGATCTTGGTCAATAAAAGGCATTGATCCTACGTTTAAGTCAATAGTCTGGCTATCAAAGTTATAAGCTCCAAAAGACATTGGTTTATCTGGTTCGTTAATAATACGTACTTCTTTGTTTGCTAAGTCAGGATAGAACTCATATAGTTTAGGATGACTTAATAAATCCTGAACTCTATAAGTCTCACCTTCTTCGAGCATATCCGTAGGCAAACGCAGCCTTGCGTCTGTGTCTGGAATTTCAAACCTCAACTTGTCATCTGGTCCAATACCCATTCCAGTACGGGCTACTTGCTCCTCAAACGTAGCTCCTCGTTTTGCCATGTCCTTGGCTAGCTTCATACTAGAGTCCATCAATTCCATCTCTTCCTCTGTTGCTTTAGGAAGATAGTTCATTAACGCTTTCTCGCCTCCAATAATCTCAGGACGTGTAAGCTTAGGAGGCATCTCTTCAAATAAAGCTCTCCCGCCTCTGGTAGAAGCAGAGATAAACTCCTCTGGTATTTCTAGGAGTCCTTGGAATAAACGAGCAATAGCCATGTTAGTATCCTGATATTTCGTCTAGGGCTTCGTACTCTTCGTCTTCAATCATATCTGTAAACTCAGTTATGCCAATCTGATCTATGTAAGCTAAGGCATCAATCAAGTCATCGTGTACTGCGCTATTCGGAAAGTTAAGAAGCTGGTCTACAAACTGCTTAGTCCACTCGCCCCTAACTAACTTAATCCTTCCATGCTCGAAGCGTCCCTGTAAAGCCCATACTATTCGGTCCGTCTTCTTCTTGTTGCCGTGTGTCAGTTCTATCACTGATATGAAAAACGATTTCTTCTTCATCAAGTCTTGTAGGTACGGGAGTACGGCGTTCCGTGCCATTCCCCGCTCGATACCTACTAGCCGCACATCGTAACTTTTTGCTGTTTCTAATATCTTGTTTGCGGTTTCTTTGATATCCCATCGTCCATACACTATAGTATCTACAAACCATCCATCTAGAGTAACCTTGACTACAGCTATAGCTGTTTCATCTAGATGCTTCTTCTTGTTAGTGGCTTGCTTGCTTACATCTTCAAAGCCAGCCAAATCAACAGCGATGTAATACTGACCGTCGCTAGGAGTATCGTCGCTATCAACATAATGTATCCATTCTTCTTTAAATAACTCTGAGGACGCTGCCTCGAAACTAGCAAGGTATTCCTGTCTAAAACTGAAGGAAGACATTGACTTCTTTGCAGCCTCAATCTCTTTAGGATCGAGAAGAGGGTTATCAAAAGAAGTAAAGTGAAACGATACCCAGTCTTCATCTTCATCTTTCTGAGCCATCTGGTACAACTCGTAAAAGTGATTCCTGCCCTTTGGGGTTCCAATGAACAGTGCTCCACCCTTTACATCTGATAATGCTGGTCTAAGAATTTGCTCAAAGACCTGTGGCTTCATGTCAGCGTACTCGTCAACTACAACGTAAGCAAGACCAACACCACGCATAGTATCAGGGCGATCAGATCCTTTAAGGTAAATCTTTCGATCATTAACTAAAGTTATTACCGCCGTATTCTCGTGGACAGTTTTGATAACTTCGTGTCCAAGCTCTTTAAGAACCGTCCACATAATGTCTTTAGCTTGCTGAAAAGTTGGGGCAACATAGAAGACATCCTTCT